CTTTCGGTTTCTTTGGCATCGTTGTACGCCCTTACTAAATCATGCTTTAAATCTGATATAGCCATTATGTGAATGTTGGCTTTATTTCTATCGCCCACGCCTAACCGCGTGGGTTTTTCTTTTATTATCTCTTTTATGAATTTGGTAGGTATTAGCATGTAAGCACACTCTTCCTGCTTGTCTCTACCATAAGAAAGGGCAAACGCCCAGTAGTCTGCTTTCGTAACAGATATGCCACTAGGTTTGTCGAAACATTCGTATTCTACTGCGAGGTTTCCTGTCTTTCTCCAGCGGGTATCTGCTTTTACTTCTACTTTCTTTTTAGCAAATATTTCGGCTAGCTGGTCTTCATAAAATTCACCAAACTCTAGGTCTAGGTCAAACTGACTTCTCTGTTCTTTACTTGGTTTGAGACTCATCTGTATCTTCTTTCAATGCTTTTGACAGGCTTTCTAAAAATGTATTCTTCGCAGCATTCAACTGCGCCAATTCTATATTAGCATTATTTAACTTTTCTTGCAAGAGTTTTACCTGCAATACAAAGTATTTCTGTTGTTCTGAAAGAGAATCAACTTCATATTCTTTTCCATCTATTGTAATCTTGTTTTCTGTAGTCATCAGAACCATCCTAATTTAATTCCATTATGCATTATTATAAAGAAACAAGCAAGCACATGTATGATAATCCAGAATGTTCGCAGGATTGCCGCAACATCCTATGTCTTCTAGTGTGCTGTCGGGCAGTTCATGTAGTTGACGTATAACCCTGCGAGTTGTACGCCAATCTACTATGTACCTCAAGAATCTTGTTATGTAATTTTCTAGTGCTAGTTTTTTCATCTGGTATCTCCGTCTCCACCAATAACGTTTCTCTTCTTACGGTCAGCAAGTTTGTCTAAGTTCTTTGTGGCTATCACAGACAGGGACATGTCTAAGTCAGAGGCAAGGTTAGCAACGTACCAAAGTACGTCACCAATCTCTGAAGCAAGTTCTACCTTCTTAACTTCAAACTGTTCCTTGTCATAGTCATCCCTTATAAACTTCTTGACCTTGTTAGCAACCTCTCCTGCTTCCCCTGCCAAGCCAAGTGCCGTGTAGGTAATCTTGGCACTTTCAGGATAGATGGCAGTAGCCTTTGCTTTTTCTTGATAATCATTTAAGTTCACGTCTATCTCCTACGCTGCATTTAAGTCAACGACTTCACACACACCCGCTGTACAAGCAAGTTCGCGGGAACCCGTTGTGTTGTCTTCACGTTCGTACTCCGTCAAACCCAACCAGTCTACCTGAACAATGCCGTGGGTATCAATCCACTCATCGTAGTCTTCAGCAGTTATGTCCTGATAGGGTGCCTGTTGATAAGTGTGTTCACTATGTGGCAAGAATGAGACACCCGATGCGACATCAAAGTTCTCATACACCCACGAACCAACTTCCATCCATTCATGTTCTTTAACTGATATAGTTACAGATGGTTTGTGTTCACACCAATTCAAGGCATATGTTTTCCAAAGTTCTAGCTGTTCTACTGCTGTCATCTGTGTGCGTATAACCGCACCCTGCGGTGACTTCATAGCAAAACTAAACACGGTAGTTGAGTCAGGCTTCATCACATCCGGTTCAGATGATATGCCAGAGTCTACTAAGAAACGTGTTAGCGGGTCTTTGTTATCACCACGAACAGTTCTGATGTAGTAATCGTTGTGTCGTGCGTGAATACCACTAGCTGCGTCCACGAGTTGAGACACAGTACCCGAAGGTTTGACACAAGTAATGGCAACGCTTTGTGGGATTCCAAGCATCTGGGCATACTCTTTGTTTGTCTGGACTGCTTCTTCTCTCATTTCCCGTAGCCACTTTGCGCTGTCTACGTTCTTTGATAAAATTGAGTGGTCCATAATACCAGTCAAGGAAACGCCTAACAATCGTTCTTCTTCTGTGTTGTCTTTCCATATCTTCCTCAAGTATTTAAAATCGGTTAGGGTTGATTGTAGTGTCCCTAGTATTGTTGCTAGACGAACCTTACGCTTCAAGCTATTCAGGTCATCTGATTCACGCACAACTACCTCAGATAGATTACAGAACTGATACGGACGCAGGATTATTTCGCTACATGGATTAGTTCCCCACGCATGTCCTACCTCACGTCTGCCATTTCGTGCAACCTGTTTGTCAGCAGCTTCACGGTTAAATATACCACGTTCACCAGACTTACTATCATACAGGGCAAGCCATTCGCGCATAAACGTACCCATCTCTGGTTTCTGTTTGTACGCAACAGAGTTATTAGCAAGCGCACGTTGCCCCTCATTCTCCCACCACATACCAGACTTAGCATGTGCCATCTGGTCATCGTTTAAATTAGATAATGAAATCAACGCGCTACGTCTCACACCACCCACAACAACTATCTCACCAATCTTACACATGAGGTCATGACACTCGATAGGATACAGTTTGCGTCCCTGTGCCTTCTTGAATGTCTCTACAGTAAAGTTAAACAGGTCTGTTAATGGTTGTGGACCAGATGCCCTACCGCCCATGACTTTCAAACGTTCACCCGCCTGACGAACACCAGACATATCCCACGCAGGAATCTGACCTGCATACAACAGCGCGACAAGTTCGCGATATGCTTTTGCCCATCCCGGCTTGCTATCTCCAACTGTTATTATTGTTTCGGAATTGTGCATGTTCTCACTGACAGTAGGTAGCTTCTCTGTGTTAGAACGTTCTACAGAAAACCCAACACCTGTACCGCACATCAGTATGTACATGCACTCATCAAATGAACGAGGGCTATCTACAGGTATGTAACTACAGTTATAACCACAAACATTGTCACGTTCTAGGGCAGGACCCGATGTCATCATTGCCCTCATCGACGGCATGATATCTAAGTTTAATATAGCATCACGTAAGTCATTGATATCTTCCGCAGACAACTCAACATTACTCTTCTTCAACAACTGACTGTTCATAAAACTTATGTATCTTTCAACTGTCTCATCCCAGTTCTCGCGACGCTGTTCCTTCTCTAGCCATCGTGCATATCTAGACTTGTGTATAAACTGCTGGTATGCAGTAGGTAGCATATTACTCATTCTCGTCTCCAACTATTGTTCACTATTAAATTTCACTTTAACAACATTGTCCTCTCTCGCAAGAACCTTTTCTGTTATATTATCTTCACCGTCTTCTTCTAGTTCTATTCTTAATCCGTCAACTAAGTCTACAAAACTAAGCCGTGCTTGTCCGGCATCCCAAACACGGTCAAAATCATTCTCTAACAACTCAATCATACCTGACAAGATAACCATACCTGCGGGTATCTCTTCTTGTTCATTATCTGTAACCGTATCATACGCTGTCATACTAAAGCTATCTGCTTCGTTGTCATTCAGTATAAGATAGTATCTTCCCTGTAGTAGACTAGCAACTTCCATCTGCCTAGTTAATTCGTCTTCGTTATCATTCATTGAACCACTCCTCTGGTATAGAACCTTCTGCCCACGGAAAACCATACTTGTTTGCCCACATAGCATACGTTGTTTTACTACCTCTGTAAATTTTATTGCTTGCCCGAAGAAACACAAAACGAATATCTAAGTTGGGATACTGTTGTTTGATTAGGTTCATCTTGACCCTATCACCCTTGTCCAACTCGCCCTTGGCTTCTATGTATATGTCTTGTTCTACTAGATAGAAGTCAGGAGTGTAGGTTCGTGGCTTTGGTATATACGTAAGTTTGTGGTTTTCGTATTCAAACTTAATACCTTTTTCTGCTAACATCTTTGCTATGTTTATTTCAAACATAGACCTATACTTTGTTTTTCTCATAATTCTTGCAGGGGATAAGTTTGTTTCAGGACGTTCAGCATTTTTAAGAGATACTGTTCTACTTTTGGTGTATGCTTTTCTATGTAATTTATTTCGTCGTTTAGCCTCAACGTTGGTAGGCATATAGTTACTCCCATTCGGATGTGATACATAATATGTTTAAACTCGTCCTCTAACTTCCGTATGTCTCGTACTTCTGTATCAGAAACAAGATACCCAGAGTTTGAGTAATTGTTTCGCAGGGTGAGGGGCAGAGAGTTTTGGAGACTACGAATCTGAACTATGGCAGGTTCACCACCCCGCCCCTCATGACTTTCCACATAGACGCATCTTAGCTGGGGATTAAGTTGCATCAGTCCATGTGGATATGTATTTGTATATAAGACAGGCATTATACGTCCTTTGTAACTACCTTAGTGTACCAGACCATTGGCGGAAACTTTGCCTTAGATGTTACCTTAGGAAGATGCTGTGCTTTCTTCCAACACATATTCTTAAAAGAACAGAAGGTACAGGTCTTAGGCATCAGCTTATTGCCTGTCTGTACTTTCTCTCCCTTAACGGTGTACACCTCGTCTAGAGGGTCAAAAGGTATCTTAAATGGTTTATCTTTGGTAAGGCTGTCTACGCGCTTCCTAGCTTCAGCAATGTATGCTTCACGGTCTTCTTCTTGGTCCTCAGGTGCTTCTACAAACGCCCACTCACCCGACGACTTGTTTATAGCAATCCAACCACCAAACGGCATGTTCTGTGATTCTGAATATAGGTAGCCCTGCATCATGTAACCGAACGGGTCATCTTCCTTGATAGCGTCGTAGCCACCACGTCCCGCGAACTTGTTGTCGAACGACCAAGGACTAGTAGATTTGATATCCCAGACCTTCTCTTCCCCGTCATCCATAACCAAGTCTAGTGTTCCCCTAATCTTGTTACCAGATAAATCTAGTTCACACGCACGTTGGGTATCTACAACTTTAACACCCGCTGCTTTCATAACAAATACAGCGACAGCTTCTACCAAGTCACCCATCAAGAAACGCATGATATCATTGTAGGCTAGGTCTTGTGTGTGTCCGTCCTTCTCCAACTTCTGTTGGCATAGGGGGCGACCAAGACCAGACATCCTAATCTTATAGCCATCCCGTTCAGATAGCTGTTTCTTTAACGAATTTTTACAGTCCTCACCAAACTGGTCTATCAAATCTTCTAGGCGGGAAGAATCA